CGACTTGCTCTCCGACGAGGAAAACTTTGAGTTGTGGTACTCCAAGGACAACGATGAAGTCCGCTTCCAAGCCGCCTTCAAAGCAGGTGTGCAGTTCGCATATCCAGACTTGATGGTTGACTTCAAACTGGCCTAAGTGTAAGGGGGGGAGGGAAACTTCCCCCCGCTTTTTTAGTCTAACATAACCCTCTAAAAATACACTATGTCTTGCTCCCTAACTACGGGCTACGCCCTCGGATGCCGTGACGCTGTCGGCGGTATCAAAACTATTTATGTCCAAGCCTTGAACGCTACAGGCTCCGTGAACACGAACGGTAGCGGCTTGGTAACTGGATTCACTCCTTCCTCGGTGTCGGGGTCTTGGTTTGAATACGACCTCACAAAGGCGACCTCTTCAATGACGGAAACGCTGAACGCAAGCACCGAAAACGGTACTTTGTTCTACACTCCCGAAGTCACCTTCACCATCAACAAGTTGCAGACCTCCGTCCGCAATGAGTTGCGCCTCTTGGCTCGGAATCGCCTCTTGGTCATCGTCCTTGACAACAACGGACGCTATTGGTTGCTTGGTGCTGCGAATGGCTTAGAAGCCTCCGCTGGAACTGCGGGGACTGGTACTGCATTCGGCGACAGGAGTGGCTACGAGATGACGCTGACGGGCATGGAACCCGATGCAATGCTGAACATCGCAGCCGCAACTTTCTCCGCTTCCACAACCCAAATCAGCGGGTCGTAGCGTATCTTTGACCTGCGGGTTCTCATACTCCCGCATGGTTTAGTGGTTAGGGCCATCTCTCACGGGGTGGCCCTTTTTTTTTGTAACTTTGGGTATGAGAATTTGCATCGTTTACAACGCCCACCCGACGGGCTGCTCCTTCTACCGACTGGAAATGCCAAACGCATATCTTGGCGACAACTACACGGAGTTTGACTATGTGTGCGTGGACAACATCGCCAATGTCAAAGACGAAGACCTAAAGACCGTTGATGTGTGGTTATTTAATCGCTTGTGGTGTCAAGGTACCTTGGACCAAATTCGTAGCGTTTACAAGGCTCTCACGGCGTTTGGGGCGAAGGTGATACTTGACCTTGACGACTACTGGGTGCTGGAGAGCGGGCATATCATGTATCGGCACTACCTATCCACCAAACTTGACGAGCAAATCCGAGAGCATATCCGCTTGGCCGACCATGTGACCACCACGACCGAACACTTGGCGCAGAAGATTCGCCTGCTCAACAAGGCCGTCACCATCCTCCCGAACGAACCCTACGAGGCCTATCAGCAGTACCTCCCCGACACGACGGCCGAACCCGAACCGCACCTGTTTAAGATTGGTTGGTTCGGAGGGGCGCAGCACCAGGAGGACATCGCCTTGGTGGAACATTCGTTTGGATTGCTTGCCCACGACAAGTCGCTGGATGGGAGGTATAAGATTTACCTTGGCGGGTGGAATGATGGGAACGCCGTTTACGACGACTACGAAAAGATGTTGTCCTGCCGTGGGCTGAACAAGAACTACGGCAGAATCCAAGCGGCTGACATCTACTCCTATGTGGGCGGGTACAACTTCATCAACGCAACCATCGCACCGCTCCGTGATACCAAGTTCAACCGCCTCAAAAGCGAACTGAAAGTGGTGGAAGCGGGCTGGATGGGCAAGGCTATCATCGCCTCGGAAACCATCCCCTACACGGACATAATCGTCCACGGCCACAACGGGTTGCTCATCCCCTACGGCAAGAAAGACGCTTGGTACAAGGCGGTTAAAAGGTTTGTGAACGAACCCGACTACGCCAAAGCCCTTGCCGTGCAGTTGTCCAAGGATGTGCGGGAGCGGTTTGACATCACCAAGACCGCCGAACGCAGGGCCGAACTATACCGAAGCATCGGGCGCAAATTGTGAAATTGGCGGGCAAAGTACATTTAAGGATAGCGTGATTTACCTATCCCCCAACACCACGAACACCATCGTCGTCACTTGGACGCAGCGGGCCTCATCGGGGGACCGTTACATCTTGCGGCTGACCAACATCGTCAAGAACCTAACGACCGACTTCACCCTGCTGAAATCGGCCAACCTTTCCAACTACACGAACCGCTATGACAAATTTTCGCTTGCCGTGGGGTCGCTTGAAACGGGGTCGTATCGTTATGAAGTTTACGATACCTCTTCCACGGTTGGTGCAGCCGTTGCGGTGGTTGAAACGGGCTTGGCGTATGTACAGGTAATCAGCCTCACATTTAACACCTTCGCCAATACCATCCAATATAATGTTTACGGCGCAAGTGCCGTCAGCATCTTTGATTCAACCTTTGACCCAACCTTCCAATGAGCGTACAAACTCGCAGTCAGTTGGTAGCATCTGCCGCTACCATCACCAACGAAACAACCGCCGCAGCCAATACCGCCGTCCGTGTTGGCGGACTCTTTGACGACCTCGCAGACACCGCCACATTGGACCGAGAGCGGGGCGTGGCGAACCTGTACCTTGACACGGACACTTCATTCACCCCAACCCAAGGGAGTGCGGTAAAACTGACCTCTGCAATGAAGTCTGGTCTGCTGACTACCTACAACTTTTCACGGACCACGACCTCCATCACCTACACAGGAACGACGAGTGCATCGCTTCGGGTGTCGGTTAACATGGTGATTTCACAAGGAAACGGCAACCAGGTCAAGATTTACATTGCAAAGAATGGAACCGCTATAAATCAGTCCATGGCTGACCTCACGCTATCGCACGACAACGGCCATGCGGTGTTCACCGAAACCGTTCTGCAAGGTGCGGTCAATGACGAATTTACCATCTTGGTCAACGCTATAAGTAGTGGGTCCAATATCACGATTTCGGCTCTATCCTTCACCGTCCACACACTATGAGCAGCATAAAACAATCGTTCACCCAATGGTTGGGTATTGAACACAAAGTCCCCGTGATGCTTGAAAACAAAGCGGGCAAGTACATCACTTATGGGGCGTTCAACGAGTACCCCTACTATCTGCTGGACAACTACCGCCGCAGTTCAAAGCACAACGCTATTGTGAACGGCAAGGTCAACTATATCGTGGGCGGTGGCTGGCAACCAGGCGAGAAGATGACCGTGGAGCAGCAGGCAAGGTATGCCAAGTTTTTTGACGGGCTATCCGAACATGACGACCTCAACGACATCACCGAAAAACTCGTCCTTGACTTGGAACTATTCAACGGGTTCGCCGTTGCGGTCACATGGAACAAGATGGGAACCATTGCAAAAATGGAACACATTCCCTTTGAAAAAATCCGAGTGGACAAGGACGAGCGGATGTTCCAAGTCGCTGACTGGTACGACGATGCAATGGTTCAACTCTACCCGAAAATTGGGGATGTAGAAAAAATCCCCGCCTTTGATGCTGACAACCGCATCGGCAAGCAACTATTCTATTACAGGGTGTACGCAGCAGGCGTGAAGTCCTATCCACTGCCCGAATACATGGGAGGGTTGGCTTGGATTGAAGCGGATGTGCAGGTTGCAAACTTCCACAACAACAACCTCCGCAATAACTTTTGGGGCGGGTATCTCATAAACTTCAACAACGGAATCCCTACACCCGAAGAACAGGGCGACATTGAGCGGCAAATCAAGCGCAAGTTTTCGGGGACCGACAATGCGGGACGCTTCGTGGTCACCTTCAACGACGATGTCAGCAAGGCTCCCACCTTGGAACCGCTCACGCCGTCCGATATGGACAAGCAGTTTGAGATTTTGAACAAAGCCATCCAGTCCGAAATCTTTATTTCGCACAGGGTCGTGAACCCCATGCTCTTTGGCGTGAAGACCGAAGGCCAACTTGGTGGACGGCAAGAATTAGTGGAGGCGTACGAATTATTCAAAGCCACCTATGTGAACGACCGTGTGCGGAAAGTGGAGCGGATGATTAACTATTTGGGTTCGTTCAATGGCGTGGAGGGGATGGAACTTATCCCAGTTGAGCCGATTACGGAGCGACTATCCGAGCAAGCCCTGCTGCAAATCATGACCCCCGAAGAACTGCGGGAGAAGGCGGGACTGCCTGCGTTGGAAAAGCAACCCGCCGATGTGGTCGGTCCGAATCCCCAACCCGACGAGCAACCACAAACCCCCGCCGTCATGAGCAACGATAACATCAAGAAATTGTCGGGCCGTGAGTACCAAAACCTCATGCGAATCGTCCGCCATTATGCGCAGGAAAAAATTACCTTGGAGATGGCCCGCACGATGCTATCCGCTGGTTTCGGCTTGACCCCCGAAGAAGTCAACACCCTGCTTGGCGTGCAAGAGCAAGCCTTCAGCGAGCCTATGTGGGGCGAAGAAGACACCGAGGACTACGGATGGGGGGAAGAAGAGTTCAAGGTCTTGGAGGTGGTCGCAAGCAAGTTTGGGAGCAGTTCCGACGACTATGTGGTCATGCACTCCAAGCCCATGCGGTTTGACACCGACTTAGACGACCAAGTGCGTCAAGCGTTTGCAGAACTTGGGGAGGAAGAAAAGGAACTTGACGAGAAGATTGAAAAGTACCGCAAGAAGAATCGGGATGCTTCCGTGGAAGAAATGGCCAAGGAGTTCGGGGTCAGCAAGGCGAAAGTCGCCAAGCGGGTCGCCTACTTGATTACCAAAGACCGTTACCCCATCGCCCGTGCCGTGGACCAAATCGCCGAGCAGGGCTTGCCCAAAAACATCAAGGAAGTGGCCGAACCCGTGCTGGAGGTCCGCTACAAATACTCATGGGCCGCAGGGTTTAGCAACAAGGATAAAAAAACCAGCCGTGAGTTCTGCAAGGTGATGCTGGACCTCGCTGACCAAGGCAAGGTGTACACACGGGACGATATTGACGGCATCTCCAACATCATGGGATATAGCGTATGGAACCGCCGTGGTGGTTGGTATCATACCGCAAGCGGAGTGAACAGGCCGCAATGCCGCCATGTGTGGGAGCAGCAGTTGGTCATCCGTAAGGGCAATAAAATCACGAAAGCATGAAGGCACTTTTTATCAGCGAACAAACCCTGCTGGACAATAGCGTAATAAACGAGAATGTGTCGTTCACGCAGATACGGCCCACCATCGTGAAAGTGCAGGAAATGCGGATTCAGCCGATTGTTGGGTCTGCCTTGTATAGCGAAATGGTGACGCAGGTGGTAAGCGGTACGACCACGGCCCTGAACACCACCCTGTTGGAGGACTACATCCAGCCCGCCATGGTGCAATGGCTGTATTACGAGTTGCCCATGGTATTGGCCTTCAAGTACATGAACAAGGGAATGGTCCGCAGAACCAGCGAGGAATCTTCGCAGATGAGCATGGACGAAATCACCCGCCTCACGGACAAAGTGAAGAACGATGCCGAGTGGTACTCGGAGCGAATCACCCGCTACCTCATGGAGAACCGCACCGACTATCCGCTCTTCAATTCCCCGCCATCGGCGTTGGACACCATCTACCCGAACGGAACGAACTACAACACGGGGATGGCATTGGACGCTCGGACCCTCCGCCGTGGCGCTGGGCTTGATAGACCATGGCCATACGGTTACGACCCTTACTGCAACAACTGCTGAAATCAATGGGCGCACACGCAAAAAACATTCTGAAACTCCAAAAATATGTCTTGGATAAAAATCAAGCAAGCACTCCTTGCGCTTGCAAATGCTCACCCTCAAGTAAACTCCTTCGGGACGGGGGACCCTCTTGCAATCGGAACGGACAACACCATCAACCTGCGAACCCCAAGTCGTGAGCGAATCGTCTATCCGCTCGTCTTTGCGGATGTTCAGTCAGCAAGCACGGACTTGGGCAGTTTGGCTCTTACTGTGGGTGTCTATTTTAGCGACCGAGTGGAATCCATTGCCACGATGGGCGGAGTGGTTTCGGGAAGCCCGACGCTTGGTTGGCAAGACAATGAGGATGAAGTTTTGAGCGACCAACTGCAAATCGCCCAGGACTTCATTTCAGCCCTTACAAACGACCCGACGCAAGAGTGGACGCTAAGTACCTCCGTGTCCTTAACGAGGTTTGTAGAGAGCCGTGATGACCGCACGGCGGGGTGGGTGGCTACGATGTCGTTCCAACTGCCATACGGCCACAACATTTGTGAAATTCCGACCTAACCTACATTTACCCTTACAAGCAACCCCAATAAAATGCCTACACCTATTTTACAACAAATGCTCGGACAGGGCGGTTCCATGCGATTCGTGGACGCTGCGGTATCGGGCCAAAACTTTGACTTTATCGTGGTGAATACCGC